GCCCAGGGAGAAACTGGCGGGTCTTACGGGGATGCGATTGGGGCACATTACGCCGTCCCGGCCAACAGCAACTACCAATGGGCTGGTCCGATCAGCGAAGTTGCCATCTGGAACATCGACATTGGGACTGCGGGATTTGCGGAGCTGCATGCGTCGAACTTCCCCGGTCTCACGAGGCCGGACGCCATCGTGTTCTGGCCTATGGATTGAGCGTACTGATTACCGGCCTGTCCGAGCGATCCCGCCGCTCCCTGCCCGATCTTCACCTGATCCAACAACTGATTGTAGCGGGTAGTATTATCGTTAAGCAGGGACTTGTACTTGTCGGTGTACTGCCCGAGGCGATAGTTACGCTCCGAGGTGTAATCGTCCGCCGTGAGTTTACGGGACAGATCGGCGGCACGACTCGCACCTACACCGGACGCCCCCAACCCACGGGCCTGCAACTGCTTATTCAACTCCTCCTGCCCCAACGTGTACTTCGCCTGATACGCGGGAGACTGCTCGTATCTCCACGCATCCATCGGATTCATCACTTCGTTCTGATAGGAAGGCATGGGATTCGCAGCGTCCCACGCCGAAAGGCCAGGTAACGCCGCTGTTCCTACGTCATAGTACGGCTTGAATAACTCCTGGTTCCTGTCGTATATGTACCGATCCGTATCCGACGCGGTTTTAGCGGCATCCGATACGGAGTCGGATGACTTCTTAGCCGACCATATGGACGCGCCCGCCCCGAGAATCCCGGCCCCGATGATGGCAGTCTCAATACCCATGTCCGAACTCCTTTGAATATACTTGTTCCCTCAATGTGTACCCTTTGTACTCAAGGTGGTCATCGAGACTGCCGGACTTACCTACGGACGTACTTACTACCAATCGCGCTTTCATCCGTTCTGCGTACTTCTCCATCGCGGCAAGCATCAGCATCATCGCCTTCGCCCGCTTGTACGGAGGAAGGAACGGTGCGCTATGCCATGCAGCTTCGCTTACCTGCATCCTGCCGAAGTCCGCAATGTTTGGAACGTAGAACGCCATGCACATACCGATGGGCGATTCACCCTCGTATACAACGGATAGCAACCATTCATTCCGAAGGCAATTGAGCAGAGTACCTTTGACGGATTCCTCGTCATACGGGCAACCTATCTCGGCGCAAAACAGTTGGATCATGGGAAGCAGGGAGTCTATATCGGACTCTTTTGCTTCCCGTAGTATCAAGGCGCGGACGTACCCAGGTCTGCCGCCGCCAATACACCGGCAGCAGATACCGATACTCGCCAATAATGCGGCGTACCTGCGTTATCCTTCAGGACAAGCCCCTTGCCGTTCAAATTCACGATAAGGTCATCGGTAGTGATAACACCCTTTGTTGTCCTACTCGCCGCATTCAACCCCGCGTACCCGGAAGCGGCGTCCTTCTCCGATTCCTTCTGGTACTGCGTATGTGGATCAGACGCGGCAACGTGAGCGGAAACAGCGGCAGTTACCTCCGCATCCGTAGCGTACAGGGGATGGGGGTCTGCCGCAGCAACGTGAGCGGCATCCGCCGCCGCCAGGGAAACATCCGATGCGGTGAGTACCGTATCTGCCGCCGTAAGGGTCGTATCTGCCGCCTGCAACGCCGCAATGAGCGTATTCAACTGGCCGATGACGCCTTGAAGCGTAGTCTCCGTTATGACGCCTGCCGCCGTAACCTCGATGCCAGACCCAAGGATGGTCTGAATGCCGTTAAGCAACTCGAAGACCCGGTATCGCCAACGATACTCGTCCCGAGGATCTTCAGTCGCCTTCGGTGGGCGAAGTTTCTCAGAGGAGAACGTCAATTCCTCAACTCCTCGACTTCCTCGCTCAAACCGCACAAGGCGAGGTCGGCGTTATCCGTCATAAGGAACTCGTACTGCCGGGAGCGGTACATACCCATCCGGCTCAACTTGGCGAATTGCGTCTGCTCGGACTCGGAACCTACCGGCAACTCAAGGTAGGAAGACCACTCGGGCCTGCCATCGTCACGCCAACGCATAAGGACCGTTGCGGGAGTCGGTGAGTACGATTTCAACTTGACGTATAACTGACTCGACCGCTTGCGCCTTGCAGTGCCGTGGTTGATCCAACCCGTCCTGATGACGGTGCGAATCTCGTCGCCTGCATCCTGGTAGGTAGTCCGAGACATCTGGTATACGTTTCCGTCCTGCCCCAGGAACAGGTGCTTGTTCCACGCCTTCGCGTAGCAGGAACCGGCGATGGGGAACACATCGTACCTGGCGAACCCGTCATTCCATGCGCCCCACTCGGTCCACAGATCCTCTTTCAGATCGTATGCCCAGGTCTTCTTCTCCGTAGGGAAGTTCAGAACGTAGTGGTTTACGCCCCCCACGAACACCAAAGCGCCCACGGCGTCGGTGATAGTGTTGTACGATTGCAACTCTCGGTCGATGTCCCCGGATACGATTTGCGGGGCGCGGTTGGATAACTTCACAACCGCTCTCTTACCGCCCATAGACGCAAGGGCAAACAGGGTGTTATCCGCCATGACAATCGTATGCGGGGAGGTGGTGCCGAACTCCGATGTAGCGCCGACGAGGGGAGAAATCGGCGTAACGCCGTCCTCCTGCCAGTATTCAATCGTCTGCGTACCCCACACCGCAACCTCGTTCCACGCCGCGATCAACGCCTGTACGGTATCGGCCTTCATCGCCGCCCGCCACGGGTTGCCCGTCATCGACCAATAGTACGGATCGAACAGTGAGGTCGCCGGGTCCGTGTCGGTGATGTGGAAGTCCTGCCCTCCGTTGTCGGCCCATACCCGGTTGTTCAGCGATGCGACGAACGATGCCGCAGTCGGTGTGTTTGCGTCACTTGGGGTCGCTAATGTGGTCCCGTCCGTGTACCGAAGTGTTCCCCCGTGCGCTATGTAGATGAACGGAGCGAGTGCGATTGTCTGACCTTCGGAAAATACAACGTACCGGCCTGTATTGATGGTCGCCCCGGTGAGTTGCGTTGCCGTGCCGTCTGAGGCCAGTTTGTATAGATTACCTCCCGCGACTGCGAAAGCAGCCGATAAGCGATCCGACCAGAAGATGCCCTGACCAGTTCTAACGATACCGCCACTTATGACCTCCGGGGCGCCGGTAGTGGAAAACAGCGAGTACCCCGGCCTTCTGCGGATGATGTATTTTCCTTCCGGCGCCTTCTCATAAAAGCAATCTCTCGCAGAGTCCACGGCCAGAACCTTGGCCTGCGGATCGACGTTGTACGATGGTTTGGAAATGGGAAGGTTGATGAGTGCCACTTACCGCCCCGGTTGGAAGAACGTCGATGCGTTCTCCATCTGATGACTCGATGCCTTATCCTTCAGAAACTCCGCTTCCTTGCCGAGTCTGTCCCGCTCCGACATATTCACGCCGTACTCCGGGGCGATCCTCGCGGCCAGACCCCACTTCACGGCGTTCAACCATTCGGGCGGAACGTAGAGCGTCTTATCGTCCGCGCCAACGTCCTCCATCACGCGGTCCACGGTGAGTACGATCTTGTCGGTTACGCCGGTATTCGGGGTGGGCCAGACGTACAGGACGCCGTTATTCGGCTGCGGATCGTAGTAGACCTGTATGACGGTTCCTGCGTTCGCCTTGTTCGTCAGAAGCGAATAATCGGCGCGGCTGATAGGAGTCAGCGGAGACTCGTACCCATCGGTGGTAAGGCGCGTCGGGGTGTAGATGCGGGTAGGACGCTGAAGGTAGTCCGTAGTGGCTCCATCGTCCGTATGCACAAGATCGGTGGATGTAGGGCCGATCTGGTAGGAACTCTGAGCGGCGACGAGCGAGACGTAAACGAACTGCTTGAGCCACAGGAACCCCTCTACCTGCCACTCCTTGAACATGAGTTCAAGGGCTTCCACGGCGTCCGCCGTCTGCTCCGCTCGGGGAGTATCCCCGGAGGAATACGCACCGACGAGGCGCAGCGCCCCCTTAACGATAACGTCCCTGACGGGGTTGTATGTAGCGGTGCCGCTGGTGGTCATTTAATACTCCGGGGTCATCATGCAGGTTACGTTGTCCGTACCAGACGTTGAGTTCGCCTTCCCGGTGCTCATGTAAAACGGCCCCGTGAAGTGCCAGGACGAACCCGCCGGGAGGATATGGCCTACCGTAGTGGACGGGGTAGTGCCGCCGAACGCCCATCTGGAATCCGTGGTGGCGCAGGTCACGAACATACCGATGGGCGCGTGAGCGGTGAAGTTACCGCCCAACCACGTTCCCCCGCCGGCCTCGTACAACGCCTGAAGAGTCTTGGCGGTGTTGTCCACGGTGATGGATTTAGTAGCACCCGGATACGACCACACGGTCATCGTACCCTTGAAGTCGGTAAACGAATCACCTGCCGCCCACGCAGTCCCGGCCAAGGCGAGTACGGCAAGAATGAGCATGTATTTCTTCACGGTAAATTCTCCTTAGAGGGAATCGGGATTGACAGGGCCGAACACTACGAAAATCTCCGCATCGTCCGTCGGACTGCCCGCACCGCCATCGGCTATGATCGTTCCATCCGCCATGTAGGTGCCGTCCGCCAGTTGATACGACAGCCCGATGACGTAATCGTTCTGAGCAGGTCGGGACCACGGTACGCTGCTCTTCTCCTTGCGGGGTTTGATAAAGTCCTGGGGATGGCGTTCCTCGTAGTCCGCATCGCAGACGTAGAATCCATCCCACCTTCGGCGCAACTCGGACGCCTTGAACTTGAATCCGCATGAATCGCAGATTGCGTTGTGGTCCCCGTGCCTGTAGTAGTCCCTTGCTCCAACCTTCACAGACTACCCCCTGCGCTGGAAAAGAAAATGCCCCGGATATACCGCCGGGGCGCGGTTTGGAATTGTTAGACGCCAGCCGCAGGATCGAGGATGGCGGAAGTCGTGCCGCTCGTTCCGGCATAGTTCTCCATCGTGAGCATCGCTGCCCGACCGACGATGGAGCCTGCACCGTTGGGAGTGGACGCGCCGTTCCACGCCATGATCCCGGTTGAGGACGCAAGAGGAGCGATGCCCAACACGGAAGCCCCACCTTGGCAATCGACAAGGTTGCCGACGATCAGCATACGCAGGGATTCCGTGGTAAGGCCGATGATCCCGCCGGAACCGGCGTTGTTCGTGGAGTTCCAGTGGATGACGTTGTTGAGGATCTTGCAGTCATCCGCTCCCACGAGGGTAATCGCGGGACCGTTGCCAGCCGCCGCCGTGACCTGTACGAACGTGCAGTTCTTGATCGTGAGGAAGTTCGCAGCCGCCGTTGTGACTACGCCCGTGATGACGTTGCAGGCATCGGACGCCTCGAGCAGGTCAACGCCGTCGAGGGTGACGTTCGCCGCGGAGATCGTCCATGCGGCTACCAGTTCGTCCACGCCCGAACTGACGATGAAGTTGCGGAACAACTGACTCGCGGCGGATACCGCGATGGTGACAGCCGCCGTGGTGCCGGTGAGGGTGATGGTGGGACGGAGCGCACCCGTACCCAAACCGATGACGGAAACACCGATCTTGCTGAACGTAAGGCCGGTGTTCGTGGAGATGGTTTCCGCGTGACCCGGCTTCATGATGATGACATCGCCGCGGGACGCCACGCAGGCCGTATACGCAGCGGCAAGCGTGGAGAACGGGTTCTTGTATGAACCCTGGGTGCCAGGGCCGGTGGCGTTGGAATCCACCCAGAAGTACGAGCCGGAAGTCGTGGGGATGATGCCGTCGGTCCCGATCATGGGAACGCCGAAGCTGGTAATGCCGTTGGGGAAATTGGTAAGACCCATTGTAAGACCTCCTTGTGCCGGTCCGAATCTAACGGACCCTTACCCCTACAGGGACACGGTTATGGGGAGGGGCTATTCACCCCTCCCCGGATTTGTACTTCTTGGTGTCAGAGTCCTCGTTATGCGCCGGGACTCCCGTAGATGCCGCGAGGATCGGTGGCCCCGAACGAGCAGCGGAACCGCGCCTTGAACTTCGCGTTGGTCGTATCGAAGTCGTTGTCCATGCCGAAGGTCGTTTCGACACGGTTGAAATACTTCATCCCTTCCGGCGCGTTCGTGCGGATGAACCACGCGTCGGTGTCGGTGAGGTAGTGGTTGACCTTCAACCCGCCGGGGAACAGTCCCGCCGACTTGATGGCGTTGATGTCGTTGTTCGCGCCGCCGCTCTGCAACTCGCTCTTGAGGATGCGGGTAGCCTCGAACAGCAACTCCTTCGGGATGATGAGCGTCTTCGGGAGGATGCTGATCTTGAGGCCGCGGTCGTTGACGAACCCGCCGATGTCGATAGCCGCCTGCTCGAGGGACGCCTCGGACAGGTCCGCAGCGGTCGTGAGTTCGTTGGAGAACGTGCCGCCCGCGAACAGCGGGTGGTCAGTCGCGCACAGTTCCTTCGCGTCCGCGAACGTGTAGGTACTGGAGAACGCCCGGTTGTAGACGTTCGCCGCGAGGATCTCCTTGGTCTGCCGCATGGAGAACGCGAGGGCTTTCGCATCGCGCTTGCCAAGGACGGCGAGGTTGTACTGGTTGTCCTCGATGGCTTCCTGCGTAATCATAAAGCCCAGCATATAGGTACGGTTGACGTACCGCTGGATGTAGGACTGACGGGCTTCGTCATACGACACGCCCGTGCCTTCCGCCTTCTCGACCGCAAGGCCGAACCCGGAGATGCCGACTTCCTCCTCGAACGCCCGTGAGGACTTCGACTCCGTGAACAGGTCCGTATACTCCACGGGCCATTCGCTGTACGACTCCCCGAACCAGGCGTTTACACCCGGCCACAGGGCTTTGGTCATGCTGCCAGTGGTGATGAGTCCCATAGTTCTGCTCCTTTGTTAGTTATGCACCGACGATGGCGGTGCCGTATTGATGGAGATTGAGC